GTAGTATAGTAGCTTACCACTAGCCGCAAGCTGTTTGCGTTAGACTATTGAGACAGCTTCTCATTCCCTATTGCCAAGCCATTGCAATACCACAGGGGGGGAGGGGGTCAGCTAGCCAGCTGTGTTGTGTGATTGGGATTGGTTGCAAGCCACTTAAAAAATTTGCTAGATGTTGCTCCTATCTACTGCCCCTTAAAAAAAATTGCAACATGGCCTGCCTGCTTACTACCCCTAGGTGGTAAAGCTAAGGTACTCCTTATAGGTGGTATGGGTGCCGCAAAAAAATTGGCTTTTCTTATCACGTTTATTTAACGTGTAAAGGAAACGAGTATATGCTTGACACAGATGTTGTTGGGGGGTAGGATGCTGGGATGGATAAGGAATACGTTCTACCTGTCATTGCGGCTAGTGTAGCGGCGCATGGGGGAAATGGTGCGCTTACGGAATCAAAACGTCCTAAAGAGGCTGTGTTGGCGTTAGAGAGGCTATGTCAAGGATGGACGTTTGAGGAGATACGCAAAGAGACTGGCCTATCGTTTAATGCTATTAGTTCTTTAAAGGCGCGAAATGAAGTGGCTATGGATGTGCGGCGGCAGCAGCTTGCGGCAGATGGGTTTGAGATAGCGGAGAAGATGCGCCTACTAATTGCTCAGAAGGCTGAGATGTTAGCAAATGATGAGGAGGCAATGAAGAAGGTGAACATCCGCGACCTAGTGTTGCCCTATGGTATTGCAATGGATAAAGCGTTACAGAGCTTGGGCGAGGCTAAGGTGGTGATTGAGCATAGGTCTGGGAAGCCTTCCTTAGAGGATGCTGTTGCCGCCATCAATGCTGCTAAGGCTTCTTTGGTTAAGGATGCTATTCCTGTGGAGAGCTTTGTAGTGCCGCCAGCCGCATGAAGTGGAAATCACACCCAGTGCTTTGTCCGCCGACGCCTGATGAGATGGCGCAGATGGAGCCTAGCAAGTTGCTGGAGCTGTGGGAGATATATCATTCGTCGATTGCTAACAGCGAACGGGACAGCTATCGGTATGGCTTTGTCCTGCCGCATTGGAAACAGGCCGACCAGCAGCTTGCCAAGTTTACAGAGATATTGATTAGCGGCGGTAATCGTTCTGGTAAAACAAGTTATGCAGCTAGGGCTGTGGTGCAAGCGGCAATTGAGAATCACGGCAGCGTCATCATGTGCTTTAGCCAGAACGCCGACGTATCCATCCGTCAACAGCAGAGTGCCATCTATGATGCTCTGCCAGAAGAATATAGAAAGAAAATGCTGGGGGCAGAGGAGAATGTCAGCTACACTAGAAAGAACGGCTTTAGCAAAGGGAGTTTGATTCTGCCTAATAGCCTTTCGCAAATAATTTTCAAGACGTATGCCCAATACCTAAACAACGACACTATCTTGGAAGGTGCGGAGCTGGGGTGCAGGGATGCCAAGGTGATGAACATTGGGGCATGGTGCGACGAATACTTGATTGGGCCAGACCTCCTGAACACCCTTAGATTCCGTTTGGCTACCCGCAATGCCAAGATGATTGTGACGTTTACCCCTATTGATGGGTACACAGAGGTAGTGCGCGACTACATTGGCGGGGCTACGACAATAGAAAGCAAACCAGCAGAACTACTTGGAGGACGTTTGGTAAGCACCATCCAACATTCTAAGAATCGTAATGCCGCCGTAATATACTTTCATACCAAGGACAATCCCTTTGGCGGCTATGACCGTATTGCTAAGGATTTAGCTAATAGACCAGAAGAAGAAATTCTATGCCGTGCGTATGGGATTCCCACCAAGAGCTTTAGCTGTCAGTTCCCTAATTTTAGTACGGATGTAAATGTCATACCCCACGAAAAAATTCCTAGGATAAACGTCACTAGGTACATGGTGCTAGACCCTGCTGGTCGCAAGAATTGGTTCATGTGCTGGATAGCCGTAGACGAGACAGAGACGTATTACATCTATCGGGAATGGCCTGACGTTTCTGTGGGAGATTGGGCTAAGTGGCACGGCGGCAAATGGATTGGCGGCGAAGGGTCTAAGGGGCTAGGCTATGGCATTAAGGACTATGTTAATCTAATCACTACCTTAGAGTCTGATGGTAAGGAGAACATCTTTGAACGGCTGATTGACCCACGTTTAGGTGCGGCCAAGTATCAGGGGCAGGACGGGGCTTCTTCTATCATCGAGGACTTGTCTATGGCTGGCCTGACGTTTGTTCCTGCACCCGGACTTGATATTGAGGACGGCATCCAAGCCCTCCAAAGCAAGATGGCTTATAATAAAAAAATTTCGATAGATGGCGTTAATCGCCCACACCTTTATGTATCCAACCGTTGTCAAAACATTATCCAAGCGTTCCAAGAATACACAGCCGAAGGTGGCCCAGACGAAGCGTGGAAAGATTGTGTGGATGTATGTCGATACGCGGCAATTGAAAATATCAGTTTTATTAAAGAAAATAAATACGCTGTGGACAAAAATAAGACTGGCGGCTACTAAGTAATTTAGATACAATAACTAATGATTGCAACTAAGACACCTAAAAGAGGAGACGTTAGAAAAGATGGTATGGTGTTTTTGTCTAGAACAAAAAATCTTACTAGCTTTACAGAATGGTGGGTAACCGTTGAACATTATAATAAAATTATTCAAGATGCTAGGGACAGAGCTAAATGGCGTTATCATAATGACCCAGCATATAGGGCTAAAGACAAGGCTAAGAATTGTTCTGAGTTAGCTCGCGCCAGAAAGCGTAAATGGAATAAAGCTAATCGCGCCTATATGGACAGCTTTCAGTCTGCTCGTCGTGCAATAATTAAAGGCAATGCAATCCTGCTATCAGATAACGAGAAAGCATTGGTAAAAGATGTATATGCTTTTAGGGATATTCTGAATAAACAACATGGCCGCGCAATGTTTCATGTTGACCATTGCCAACCAATATGTCGCGGTGGATTACATCACCCTAATAATCTAAGGGTTACAACTGCCCATTATAATGTCACTAAAGCTACTAACTAACTATTAAATGAGTGCTATTCGTATCACAGACTTGGCTAAGGAATTAAACGTATCTGTTAATGAGTTGATGCTATTGAAAACCAATAAGCTCGACGAGACAGACTACAAGGGCGTTGGTAAGAACACATGGTTTAACGATGCTGGCGTTGCCAAGATTCGTCTAGCCATTGAAATCCCGTTGGCTGTTCCAAATCAATTTGTAGGCATGGTGCTGTCTAGTGCCAAGAATCCCAATTGGGTGTATTGTGAGATTGTAGGGATTGGCGGCAAAAAGCCTGTAGCCATCCCACGCCGCTTGCGTGGTAAACTGTTGAATAAGCGTATTCCAATTCACGCTATCACTGATGCCACTGGGACAACCTACCGCCATGCGCTCCTCACGGGATATAACTAACAATCCCGATTGGATTTCAGAGCAAGTAGATAGACTCCTTGGCTTTGAAATGCTTTGTAAACTCCTCACTGCTGACCCTCGTCCTATCCCGCCCGGTAGTCTGGCTGATAAGATTGGGGTGTATAAAGGATATTCCCACACAATTCTTTCCGATATTAGAACCCGCCAATTAAATGGATAATAACGACAAACAAGAAGCCCTGACATACGCCAGCAAAGAGCCAGACATTACAGTGCTGCGCGATGCGTATGAGCAAACAGTTAATGAACTAAGTAGCTTCTTTGACACTTGCCGTACTAGCTATGATGACCGTCGTAATTATTGGCCGGGCAAGAGCCGCGACCTACGCAAGCACGGGGCTGATGCGTTTCCTTGGGAAGGTGCGGCGGATACAGAGGCGCACGTTATTGACGAGCGTATCAATGCGTATGTTGCTATGTTTATTTCGTCCATGTCTCGCGCTAACATTCGCGCCTATCCTGTGGAGATTACAGACATTGGTAGGTCAAAGGTTGTAAGCAGCTTCCTAAAGTGGATGGTGTCTTCTTACATTCCTCGTTTTAAGAAAGAGATGGAACTGGCCGCCAATTATTTATTGGAGCGTGGCGTTCTCATCACCTATGTAGGCTGGCAACGTGAGAACAGCACCTACTTGCAAAAATTAGACTTAGCGCAACTAGCTCAAGCCGACCCGAATCTAGCCAAAGCTGTGCTAGAGGGAACCGCTGATGACCAGCTCATTGAGATGCTGCGCTCTGTCTACCCTCAAGTGTCTGATAAACGTGCCAAGCGTGCATTAAATGAACTCCGCAAGAAAGGTGTTGCCGAGATTCCTGTTGTGCGCCGCCAGATTGACTGTCCTCTAGTCAAAACCCTTAGCCCTGATGGGGACTTTTTCTTCCCGTCCTACGTTACAGACCCACAGCGTTCGCCTTATTGTTTCTGGCGCACCTACTACACAGCCCAAGAGTTGCAAAACAAGGTTGGCACAGAAGGCTGGGATAAAGAATGGGTAGATTACGTAATTGAGCATTATCGCGGGATTAAAGTGAACGCGATTGAGACAGAACTTAATGGCCGCCGTAACTATGGCTTCACCACACAGATTTATGAGGCCAATGAACTCATTGAAGTGGTGTATGGCTATCAACGGTTAATTGACAAAGAAGATAATTCGGAAGGCATCTACTGCACCGTATTCCATCGTGACCTAGACCGCAAGAAAGAGGCGCAGAATGTGCCTGCTTATGCCAAATTTGAGCTGATGAATGGCTACGAGGATTATCCTGTGGTTGTTACACGGCTCTTTGAGAACAGCAAGCGTCTTTACGATACACAGAATGTTTCTGACTTGCTGCGTGGTATTCAATGGCAAGTGAAGGTAGAACGCGACAGCCGCATTGACCGCAACAGCATGGCTACCCTGCCTCCTGTGCTACACCCTGTGGGCAATGAACCCAAAGACTGGGGGCCGGGGCGTTACGTTCCCTATCGCCGTGCTGGTGAGTTCCAGTTTGGCCCTGTGCCGCAATATAATGCGGGTTCTGTAGAGATGGAAAACACACAGCTCAAAACGGCTGACAATCTTGTTGGCCTAGACCCAACAAATCCTTTGTCGTCTATTAAGCAGCAGTTCTTTGTGGATAAGTTCTTGGGTCATGTGCGCGATGTCATCAAGATGTCTTTTAAGTGCTATCAACGCTTTGGCCCAGAACAAGTGTTCTTCCGTGTTACAGGTGTGCCTGACCCACAGCGGTTTGATAAGGGCAATCCTGATGAGGACTTTGACATCATGATTAATTTTGATGTCCTCAACACCGACCCAGAGACACAAGAAGCAAAGCTCAATCAGCTTGTGTCGTTATTGCAGCTCGACAAGAATGGCCGCATCAATGTGGATGCTTTGTTGGACATGGCGGCTGCCGCGATTGACCCAATGTTGGCCGACGCTATCTTGCAGCCAGCCGAGCAAGCACAGCAACAGATTGTCAAACAAGTAACCGATGACCTTACAAAAATCTCGTCCGCTATTGAAATGCCAGCCCGTCCAAATGGGGCGCAAATTGCGCTGCAAGTCATCACCCAATACGCCCAGCAGCCAGACGTTGCCCAGCGATTGCAGCAAGACGAAGCCTTCAAGGGCCGACTCGAAAAGTATCACGCCCAATACATCTTCCAGATGCAGCAAATGCAGAACGCCCAGATAGGGAAGATTGGGACGCAGCCTGCTGCTGTTGGTCAAATGAACACTCAGCAGATGGCACAACAGTGAACCAACCAATGTTTAATGTAAACTTTGCCCCGCAGCAGGGGCCAGCTCCAATGGCTGCCGTTGCAGCTACCAAGCAAGCTGCTCCTACCCCAGATTTTGGGCAAGGCTTATACGAACAAGTGCGCCTGCACGAAGGTATCCGTGAATACGCCTACGAAGACACTGAAGGCAATCCCACCATTGGCATTGGCTTTAACTTAGCCGACAAGGATAATAAGAAGATATTGGCTAGTATGGGCTACAATGTTAAAGAAGTTATTGCTGGCAAGATTAGACTTACAGAGCCTGTCATTAGGAGCCTGTATGAAAGGTCTATTGCTAAGGCCACTAAGGACGCTAACAATTGGCTTCCCAATCTTTCTGAGCAGCCAGAGAGTGTTCAGAAAGCTGTGATTGATATGTCCTTTAATTTAGGCGCAACTAAGCTGGCTGGCTTTGCCAAAACCCGTGAAGCCTTGATTAATAAAAACTATCAAGAAGCGTCTAAACAGATGATGGATAGCAAATGGGCCAAGCAAGTGGGCAAACGTGCCAACACGCTTTCTGAGATGGTGCGCTCGGCCAAATAATCTTTATGCAAAAAGACCTTGTATTCCTCAGTAATTTCAAGCCGTTTGGCGAACTGCTCAAGCAAATCCAAGAGATGAGGGAGGATGCTATTAGCTCTCTGCTGGAGGCTAAGACAGAACACATCCAGCAGATTAGCGGGCAGATAATTGCTTTTGACAGCATTTTGCAGCTTACAGAAGCTAAAGACGTTATTAAGAAGACAGATAATCTTCCTTAATAGGGGTAGCCTTACACATGGCCTTTTTCGGCGGCCATGCAGCTCATAGCTTTTAATTAAATAGCTTGCGGCTTACAGCTTAAAATTAAAAAGAAACAAGAAAGAAAAACAGAGTATGAGACTAAATCTAGCCCCTTGTCAAGCAAATAATTTTATTTCTTGTATTCCTCGACTGAAACTATTTTTATTCCACGGAAGTTCTCTTTCATGGAAATGATGGCTTTTTGAGCGTCTGCTGCCCACATCGGCGTTTCGCCAGCACACAGCACCTCGGCATCATTAGGCAATCTGTCGTTCCCAGAACGGAGATATTGAGTCCATTTAATCTGATAGCGGTTCATCGTTGTGTGTTTTTTATCTTAACGTCTCCCGCCATCCAATACGGGGGATTCTCACGGCTATACTTAAAGATGCTGTGTTCTGGGATGATGAGTTCTCCCTTATGGCGGCGCATACTCTTGGCAATGTAATAGTGTTCTGGGGCAACCCAAGCATTTGGGTTTGTGCTGTAGTGGTTTATTACAAGGCTTTGCATAACATAAATATATGAGATAGATTAACATAAATACGTCAAGCATCAAAAAGGGGTGGTATTATCTGTCTATCGACTTCGCTGGTCGTTAACAAGCGGCACAAAACTATGTCTGATGAAGTAACTGCACCCAACGCTGGGGGTGCTGATAGTAACCCAGTGGTAAAGTCCAACATTACAATGGCAGAACTTGCACGCCATCGTATTAGCCAGAAGACCCAAGGGCAACCGCCCTCGGCTCCTACGGCTTCAGAACCCAAGACTCAGGAGGAACCAGAGCGTAAAGTGCAGCCGACTAAGGAGAGCGGCCCCACTG